AGTCGGCGAATTACAATCGGATTGATGAATACAAGGAGGGGATGATTGCGAGGACGCGAAAAACGAGCAATCCACGAGGTGCGAATTTTCTAGCGAATTCAGTCGGTATTTCACAACCAGATAATATACAACAAGAAAATATGAGATGCCCCTTATCCATCATCCGCGACAGACTGGATAGATACAAAAGCCACCCGACGGCGAAGTCAATCACCCTTTACAAATGGCTAATCTCTCGGTATTCTAATGAGGCGGACACCGTCCTAGACCCGACGGCGGGCAGTTTTAATTCAGGACGAGCGTGTGCTGAATTAAACAGAAATTATATCGGGATTGAAAAGGACACGAAGTTTTATAATGAGAATAAAATTTAATCCTCAATAAACCGACGGCCAGCACCCATTTCATTAGGGTAAGTCAGTTTCATAAACTCCTTGACAGCCCTAGCGGCGATTTCTTCGCTATCATAAAACCCTAGATTATGACTGAAGGTTTCTTTAGGGTTATTATCCTTCGTCGTGACGACACAAGCGCAAAATCGCTTATCTTTTTTTACCCACCTGACACTCCAGTATTTACTGTTGTTTTTCATATTGTTCGCATTTGCTCGTTGGCAACACCAGCGGAGGTTCTTATAATTGTTATTACAGGGGTTTCGGTCAATATGGTCTATGACGCGATGGAGGGGGTTAGTGTTCGGGATGAAAACCATACCGACGAGGCGATGGACGAGCATAGAAATAAAGGAGCGTGGAATGACGAGTCTTGCTGGACGGCCGAAACCAGAGTTCGGTCTTAATAAATTACCAGAGGCATCCTCTGCCCGATGAAGCGCAAGGCACATATAACCGTGTGAGGGTGATAAAGATGGCGTCATAATTCGGTTCTGGAGCAGGTTCAAGACCTCCCCACGACGATTTACGGCATAATTTCCCTTTCGCACCCCGAATCTCTCGTCAATCTCCACGAATTTCCCCATAAAATTCTCTTCGTCAATCGCGACGGCAGGCACGACGGTATTCGGCACGCGAAAAAAGGCGTTAATTTGTGCTTGAGTGATACGAGGCATTTGATTATGATGTTCTATGTAATTATCTTTTTAAGTCAGTTAAGATAATTACCAGCAAGTCCATCCGAAACAGACGCACGCCCTATCTCTCGGTGGCGATGACCCACGGGGGGTGGATGGAGTGGAGGGGGGTGTAATGCTATCCGAATCATTATAAAGGAATTTCTCCTTTCGTTTATGTTCTCCCGAATGATAAGTCATCAATTTTACGATGTAAAGCATATATATTATACGACAACGCTTTTATTTAGTTTTCCGCGTCCAGTCCCACGGCACGTTTTCTTATAATCCAGCATTTCGGTCTCATCCTGTTCGCTCCATTTATCAACCGAGCGAAGGTGTTTTTCGGTGGCGAGGTGGCGACGGATGATATTCGCGGTCAAGCAAAAGTTCCCGCCACAATTAGGGCAGAGGCGAATATGAGTTCTAGATAGCGTGGCGGTGAATGAGGCAACGAGGGGTTCAATCCATTCGGCGTGGCGTTTATACCGTAAATCCTTGTATTTTGTTCCTGCTGTGCTTCCGCCGTAGGGGCTTTGGAGGGGGTAATATTCGCTCATTATATAATAAACATAAGGTCTGGTTTTATATAATAAGATGGCGGTTGAGATGAGTGAAGTTTTCTGGTCGTTCTTCATAACCTCTATGATTGGACTGTTGCTGAAAGGGGGTTCGATGCTTTACAAATCAAAGTGTAAAACGGTATCTTGTTGTTGTATAACAGTTGAGCGTGATATAGAAGCGGAAGTTGCTGTGGATGTGGCATCCGCCGCCACTCTGCCACCCCCTAATCTAATGAGTGCTAGTGTTTGATATAGATATTTTGCTGTGTGCTGACGCTGTGTGCCATCCCATCAGCAATCTTCTTATTCTTTTCTTGCGCCTCTAACAGATTATCGGTAGCAAAAATAGTGCGGAGCATCGCACACCCCACCTTGCGAGGGGCGAAGACGCGATTTAAACAGCGGGTAATGGAATTGCCGATATCAAAGGGTCGCCCAGAAATAAAAAGAAGAAAGGGGAATGTTTTGCCTTTTTTTAGGTCAATACCCATCGTTGGAAGTTCGCCGTCGGTTTTGCGTGAATTGATGTAAAACCAGAAAATCTCCATCACGTCCTCGGGGATTTCGGACTCTTGGACGCCGAAGGATTTGAAGGTCTTGAACTTTTGGAAGACGAACTTATTTTCATCTAGGATGATGTAATTTACCCCGTTGTCTAGGGGGTCAGGGCGTTTTTGAGAGATAACCATTTCTAGGTAGTCTTGGTTTCGCCGAGGAAGCAATTTCACGTAGAGGGTTAAGACGACGAAGTGAAGGAGAAAAGTGTATTCGTATGAGTGTTTTACCCCCCCTTGTGTTTGTATTTGTTTGAATGTAATATACATTTCGTCCCATTTGTCTATGATTTCATCCCACGTGACCCAGTTGTCTTCTTGTTTCTGTGTTTTCTTGCCTTGGACGAGTTTGTGTTCTCTCGCCACCCTCATCATTCTCTCGTGATACGAGTCTATCCTCTGGAGCATCCCGTCATCAGGAATAGGGTATATGAGTTTGAGTGCGGAATGGACGGATGTGTAATAAACCCGCTGTGTATTTTTTGAGTATTTTTCTAGTTTTTTTTCAACGTCCTCAAAAGAGAAGAGAAAGTGAAGATTATCAACAGGCTTTTCGTCATTTAAAATTTCTAGGTTTCGTAGGTAGCAGACCCTAGATGTATCAGCGAGACCGTATTCAGTCATCTTTGCGGACAGTTCGTCCATAAAGGGGGTGGATTTGAAAGAGCGAGGCATAATATATACGAGTGATATACATTATACAATTTTGGTTCTATATCCTTGTTGAGATAATTACCGCGACTTAATAAAAGCCCTCCTTGGGGACATAAATACGATAGCCGACGAGGGCGGTTGAGGTATTGACAATCGAGCCATCAACAGCGGTGGCAGCGATGGTGAGGGTGTTGGTTTCGGCGGGGGCGACACCAGCGATAACAAGACGGCCGTTGAATTGCGCTCCTTGAAGGGCGGGGGCAGCAGCAGCGACAGCGGCATTTTGAGTTGAACCGAGCCACCCTTCAAAAATACAACCAGCATTACGAGCAGCGGGGATGCCGACGACACCAGCACCACCACCGTTGGGAGTATTACCGAGAACAGAGGTTACAGCAAAAGTCTTAAAGCCCGTGGCTAGGGTGGCGGTGCCGACAAGAATATCGTATTTGGATGTATTACAGAGGCCAGCGTAATCAGTTGAACCGAGTTGAAAACCGACACCAGAAACCGCTTTGGCAGCGATGAGTTGCTGGTCGCCGATGGTGTTTGGAACGAGGGCGTTTAGTGACATATCGGAATTTGTTTTATGGTAGTATTATTCGTTTGTTTTTATATATAATTTCGTATAAAAACATCCACATCGGTAGTTTATATTAATAATGAACGCCGTCGCTCAACCTAGCAATCCAGAGGCCTCCACGGTTTTTAATGAACGGACTGGTAGTGCTAAATTGAAGAAAATCATAACCGAACCGATGAGTGATGCGGATATTGAATTGTATTTGCCGAGCGCGAAGGTGATGATGTTTCGCGAACTGAAGAACTATCAGAATCTTCAGGCGATATTGAAGCGTCCGAGAGATTATTTTGTAATGTTATACGAACACACGCCACAGAACGGTCACTGGGTGGCGGTTTTGCGGTATGGAAATACGATAGAGTTTTTTTGCCCTTATGGGACATCGCCGTATTCGCCGAACAGTTGCCTTGAGTGGAATACACCAGAGCAGAATGCGGCGGTTGATGCGACGTCTAATTATCTAGAGACGATGTTGAACCAAGCAGAAAAGGATGGTTTTAAGGTAATATATAACCGAATGGATTTACAGAATAAGGATGGTAATGTGAATACGTGCGGAGCGTTTGTTGTGTTTCGGGTATTGTGTTTGATGGAGGATGATATGAATCTCTCGGCGTTTCAAAAAGGGATGAAGAAAATCCACGCGGCGACGGGGTTGAATTATGATGAAATCGTGGCGGATGCCATAGAAATCCGCGAATAACTAGACGTTTGAAAACGCAGCGTTATTAGTAGAGTAAAATAACATCCTAACATCATCAGTTCCAAACCCACAAAGGGTTCCCATCGCAAAAGCGTTTCGGACGGTGAGTGTTAGGGTATTAAATTTATTCGTAGGGGAACTGAAAGGAACAAAGGGCAAAGTGGTTGCGTCTGTTGAAATAACGATAGGGCCAGCCAATAGTTCGGCAATATAAGCCATTTCCTGTGGGGGTGATGAGGTGTTGTTAGGGTCTTTAAACACGTAAAATCTCCCTTCTTGAGTGTTGTAGTCTATATTCCAAGGCAACGTGTATCCATTCACGTCTATAAATTGTGGCGTTATGAAATCCCAGACAAACGCATCTAAACCAGATGATAGTTTAAATCCACCGCAAAACGATAACTGCCCCACCCCACCCACATTATTCACCCCTATCCCCGTAACTTGGTTGGCGAAGGCCTTCTCGACGGTAGGATTTCCCGCCGTTAGTCCGTTCATATCAATTTTCAACAAGTCGTAAGGGGTTCCTGATGTCGGGTCAGTAAGGGTTGTGCCAACATAACTGAAATATATTCCGCTAGCGGTGTTATAGGCCTCCCTGCCAACATATATGGTTGCCCCCCCCGTAGGTTGAAAGGATGACCCTAATAAGTTACAGGCAAAAGGGTTTGTGCTGTCAGTAAAAGCAAGATAGGGGGTAGGGCTGTTGTAAATGGTAGTAAAGTCCCCTCCAAAAACAATCTTATCATTTAACACCTGAATACTCCTCACGTCGGCATCCGCCCCGTTTGAAACTTCAAGGAACAAGTCGGAAGAAAATTGAAAACCAGTTTGAGGGTCAGCAGCCATAAAAACAACGTGATTGGCGGGAACTGAACCTGACCCTAGGGCATTTTGAAATACCCCACCTAAAATATAACACGCTCCGCCTGCCACAGTTGGAGGAGAGTCTGGAGGCTGTTGAGCGTTGATAGTATAAACTTCGTCATCAAGTCCGAATGTCTGAAATAGAGTTGTATCAAGCATAGATAATGGAGTAAGAGCGCCAGCCGTGGTATCAGCGAGAAGAATATGGAACGCATTACTCGGAAAATTACTAACCCCGTTATATGAATCTGCCGTAGTTGCCACCATACGACCGCCTATCGCCACTCTATTAGGAAAAAGGCTGTCGTTTATAAAAAGGCAATTGATACTGGAATTAGGGACAGGAAAATTAATCCTCAAAAAAGTCCCCGCATTATTCGTCACGTCGGCCAAAGCAGCACCGCGTCTAACCTCTGCTCTATCGTCAAAATTATTATATCCACCCACAATAATCCCGCCTCCCACTAACGGGAATGCCATACAAGTCACCGTAAAATCAGGAGTAGGGGTGATATTCAATTCATTACCGCCATCCCCTAATGAATTGACTAGCATCGTCATTTGTCCTTCACGCTGAAATTGACCGATTGGGGGAAATGAAATAGGGGTAGATATGAGGAAGGGTTGATAAGTTGATTGATAAACTTGCGTTGAATAACTAGTCACGACATTACCACTATGATACTCATATGGAGCATTAAAATTGCTTGCTATATTAGAATTAAAAGTGCTAGTATTGGCAGTCGTGGATAGAGTGCCAGAACCCGAAGTAATAGAAATATTGCCTCCTCCATTAGCAGTAAGAGTAATTGACCCCGTTGCTGCGGTTTTTGATGTTAGTGCTATAACCCCGTCTCCTGACGAAGATGCCGTAGAAATTAAGAGGCTTCCTGTATCCGATTTAATATTATTCCCATTCATATCAAGAGTTTTCAAGCAATTTACATCATTATCAAAACCGTTGAGTTGTAAATAGGTCTGGATAGTGCCGCCCTGAACCACCCCTAACTCTATAGAAGCATCCTCGGCCGAATTAGTAGGGTCTCGTAGTGTGTGTGTGACGCGGCTATATTCCTGCTTCGTATTATTGGTGTCTTTACCATAGACGGACTGATTGAAAAGGATATCGCCAGCAGTCCCAATAGTCGGTTTATTTTTATAGATTTCCATACACACCGACCCCGTCGCATTTGTATTATTAAGAGTAAGGATAGGATTTATCAGACCTCCCGTGTCGGTATCATTAAGAGTGATGGTGGCATATGACCCAGTCGCGGTATTTCCTAACGCTAATGTGTCGTTCAAGTCGCCGAAACCTGCGGCGTTCGTAATCCACTTCGTTCCAGCACCGCCAAGACTGCTTAAAACCTGACCGACTGTTCCAGCGGCACTCGCGAAGGTGTCTAAAACTGTGGCGGGTTGAAAACTGCCTGATGTAGTGACCACATTAGGGGTATTCAGGGCGATATTGCTTGCCAAAGATGATATTGTTAGGGCGGGGACTCCTGTTTTTGCGATGGTGCTGTTTGAGATGGTGATGGCGGAGGTAGCGGTATTGACGATGAGTTGTGCTTTTGTCATTTCGGAGTATATTGAGGGAGAAGTCGTATCAAGAACGCTGACTGAAGATGCCCGCGTGAAGGATTGTGTTGCTGGGACGCCCGAATCCAACATATTAATATATCCAGCCGTTCCAGTTATGTTTTGTGTGCCGATATCAAGGACGCTGGTTAGGGGTTGTAATACCCTCACAACTGGGACGGCAGGGACGGTAGAATCAATACCGATATTCAGTCCTGCGCCGATAGAAGTGACGGTTCCGCCACCACCGCCACCAGCAATCCACTTCGTTCCAGCACCGCCTAGACTGCTTAAAACCTGACCCGCAGTTCCAGCACCACCAGCAAAAGTGTCTAAAATCGTAGCGGGTTGAAAACTGCCAGATGTAGTGACAACAGTAGGAGTATTCAGTTCTATATTGCTTGCCACAGATACTATTGCTAGGGGGGCGGCTCCTGTTTTGTTGATGATGGTGGGTGTGAAAAAGAGGCCATCCGCGGCGGTTTGAACGAGTATTCCGCTGTTTGTAAGACTAGAATTTTCGGCGGGGGTGGCGGTATTAATTACCGAAATGCCGTTTGCTTCTATTGTGGATTGTGAAATTGCGGTGACGGGGTCTGACATTATTATTTGTCCTGTAGAACCAGTAATGTCTTGAGTGCCGATATTGAGGACGGCGGTTAGGGGGTTTCGGAGATTGACGATAGGTGCTGGTAGCGTTCCAGTCATATTGATATTAGTTCCGCCGCTGACGGATACAACAGTTCCTCCGCCAACCAACGCATCAACATAGAGTTTATTTACGAGGTCATCGCTGACAACTGGCGGGAGAGGGGTCTGCGGGCAGATACTTCCGTAAAGGTTTGAACCAGTATAGACGTTTGAACCCGCCATAACCTCTCGGTAGCCATTAGAAGGGATACTTGCCATATTTTATATATATGACAAGTATATTGTTTTTATTATAAATTGCGACAAGAATTATGTATGAAAAAAAAGGACGCCCCTGTCCTGTAGTTTCTTACCTTTTAATATTCCACGTCCTTCTCGGTGAAGAATGTCCTGTGCGAAACGAGGACGACGCCTGCTTCTTGTGCTTCCTTTTCGTCTTCTGGAGTGTTTTTGTCCCAGTTGTTTAGGACGACGAAGAGGTCTTCCATAATCCTCTTGGCGAAGAACTCACCGAAAACCTCTTGAATGTGCGCCTTGTTAGGGGCAAGGATGTTGCGACGAAAACTGCTCCAGTCCCAGTCAAAGTGCGAATTCATTTCAAGGAGTTTTGCGATTTTTCTGAAGAAGGCCTTGTTGATTTGCTCTGGCAGTTTGATTTGAACGCTTCTCACCACCGAGTTTTCGTCTCCACAGCACCCCATCATAAAGAAGGGGATGATGATTTTTTCTGATTTTACCCCACACTCTCCACGGTGTTTCGGGGTTTTGAACTGAACGGCGGTTGATGCTTGAACTTCGGGGGCGGATGATTGAACTTCGGGGGCGGATGACATATTGTATCGGGTGTGTTGTGTTGCTTGAGAACTGATGTATGTAGATAATGTGAAAATCCATTTCAATTTTTTTGGAAAACAATTGAAATGCTAATATCATATAAAATGTGGAAAATTTAATCTTGGATAATTTTTGATGCTGGTTCATTAAACTCATAATGACTGGCGTTGCGTTCGTCTTCTGCTTCTTCGTCAAATTCTCCATCGCTTTCGTCTGGAGTGAATAACTCGGTAAAGCACGTCACACATAATCTCTCGGTGATAGGGTCTTCACATCTTTCACAGCGGTCTAACTTCTCCGAATGAATATCAATTGCGACTTGTTGGTCTAGTGCGTGAGTGCGGGCGGTGCGGAGCAATTCTTCTAACTCCTCCACTCGGCGGGTGAGTTGATTGATGGTGCGTTGTTTATCGGCGAGTTCGTCCATTTGATATTATACATCCGAGAGATTTATTTATTTCAGTTTCAATTTAATCTATGAAAAAAAGACGCTTACCTTCGTCAGTTTTTCCTTACCTTAATTAGTCGCGTCGTCCGAGTTGGCGTTGTTTGTCGCGGATGCGGTCGTTGAATTTGATGATTTGGCTTTCGTCGGGCGTGAGGCGAATTGTGTATCCGCTTTTGTCGGCGTTGATTTTTCTGGCGTCTTTTAGAAACCGAATTTCTTCGGCGTATTTGACGCGAAACTTGTGGTAAAATACCTCCCTCGGTAGGAGGACTTTGTTTCCGTTTGAGCGGTCATATACCATATCGCCGACTTCCACCCACGCG